GGAAATAGCATCGAAGGTGTTTCGTTGGGGGGTGAGCGACTGGACCGGCGTGGAATCTGATGCCATCATGGACTCCAAGACGGTCCGAAACCAGGTTGACGATCTCAAGTTGTATCTGCCACAAGCACTCAGAGGAGGGAGCAATGAGTGACGAACAGGTTGTCGGTGATGATGTGGAGCCTACCGAAGAGTTGGGACAGGAAGCGTCGCCCCCACAAGACCAGGAGATGTCGCCCCTTCGTGCGGCGCAACTCCGCCTGATGAATCTCCTTTTCGATACGAACACGGAGCATACCGTCGAGCAGGTCATCCAGGTTTCCGACTGCATCCAGAGGCTTCACCGGCAGGACCTTTCTGACGCCAGGATACTCGAACTGGGGCAGTGGGTGGTAGAGTTGAACCAGCGCCTGACGAACCTGGAGAACCAGGTCCGGGCAATGGTTGCTGTGAAGCCAGGTGCGCCGACGAAGATGCAGGTCGTGCAGGCCGGTCAGACGGCCATGAAGAAGCAGGTCCAGGCACAGCAACAGGAAGTGCAAGGGGGGCCGGCTGAAATGGTCTCGGTCCAGATTCCTGGCACGGGCATGGTCAAGATGTCCCCTTCGGCCGCAGCACGATACGCGCAGGGGAGGTAAGGAGCCGAACGGTGAGCATCAGCGGCGGTAGTCCGCTGCATGGCTTTGTTGAACCTATACTGGAACTAGGTAAGAGGATCACTTGCATGAGGAATACAGACTACAAAGTTGTAGCATCGGTGATGGTGCGTGGAGTCGCTGACATGACCCCGAAGCAACGGAAGGCCATCGTCGCGTGGCTGCGGAAGTTGGCAATCGAGCTTCAGCGAAGACCAGGGGAGTTCGCCAAGACGTTTCGGGCGCACTACCTGTCTATAGCAAAATGAACTATGTCCGCATGTCTCCTCTGTCACATTGCCGCCGAAGACGACGCCAACGGGTATAGACTCTGCCCCGAGTGCTACGGCACTATGCGCGGCGGGAACTACAGGTACCTTCTCCGATACCTGAACAAGATCGAGATGATCCAGCCGGGCAGCCTCTCCGCCTACATGCGGACTCGCCCGCGTGGCATAGCGCAGAAGATCACCGGGGACATGCTCCACAACCGATTCCTCCTCTGGGAAGACCCTCACATCCGCAAGTACCAGGAGGAATTCCTTTTTTGCCCTGCACATATCAGCGCGGCGTTCTATGCGAACCAGACAGGTAAGACGGTTGGGGGCACGATCAAGGTGGCTTGCTTCATTACCGGGGACTACCCGGACAAGTGGCCTCCGCATTTCCGGTTCAGGACCCCGAACATTGGCCGAATCTTCGTCAAGGCACAGCGCAAGTTCCACGAAGACCTTTTGCCGAAGTTCCGCCAGTGGCTTCCGCATTGGCCCTACGACGACAAGTCGGATGGAGAGTACTGGGAGATCCAAAGACCGCAGGGATACATCACCGCGGCTCGGTACATGCCGACCGGGTCATCCTTTGACGTGGTGACAAAGGAACAGGACGATGACGTGGTGGAAGGGGTCGTGCTTCACTGGGCGTGGGCGGACGAACCCCCGAAGCTCCCGCACTTTACCGGCACACTCCGAGGGCTGATGAAGAACAACGGCCAGTTCTTCATCACGGCGACACCCCTGTCCGAGCCTTGGATGTATCGGGAAATCTACTTGAAGTCAAAGGATGGGCAGCATCCCGATATTGCCGTACACGAGGCGGATATCTGGGCTAACTCCGTCGAGAATAATGGAGTACTCACGCGAGGGGCTATTCAGCGCCTTCTCGATGGATGCCCTCCTGCCGAGCGCGAAGCCAGAGAGAAGGGCATCTTCGTCTTCGTTGCCGGCGCGGCATACCCGGACATCGCCAAGCGCCAGGACATCTTCATCGACCTGAACCGGGAAGACTTCGATAAGTCCTGGGAAGTGGTCTCGGCCATGGACTTCCACACGAACGAACCCACCCGGGTCATGTGGATGGCGATCACCCCGTTCAACCAGCGCATCTTCTTCGATGAGGCCATATTCACCGGCCACGTCGAACGCATTATCGCCAACATGATCGAACGCGAGCGCATGTGGGGGATCAACCGGGTCAAACTGCGCGTCGTGGACAGATCCATGAGCGAGGATATCAAGGTCGTCCTCGACGCCAAGTACGAGGTATTCAACGCCTACCGATTGGCGAATCGGCTCCTGATGGCTATGGGTGAAGTTCCAATGCGCAAGGTGACTGGTGCAGAGAACTCCGTCCCTATCGTGCAAAAGGAGATGGAGCCGAGGCTGTTTCCGCAGATAGGGAAGGTTTTGCAACCGTTCCTCATTTCCAGGGGATGTGGGGAACTCATGGCCACGTTGCCCCTGTACAAGCGAGACGAGTATCGCAGTGGCCCCATGAAGGGTCTGGCCAAGCCTGGATTCGACAAGGGATCGGCTCAGGGCGCGCATAGTGTGGACACATTTCATTATTTGATGGCCCTCAAGGAAACCTATACGGAGGTCCAGGAAGCGGACAGGGACCCAATGAGCGTCGGCGCTATGATGGACGAGTACGAGCGAGGGCAGGCACGCGGCGATTTCATCGGTGAGGACCTCGTGGATGCTACGGATTACTAAAAATGTCATCAGCCGAACGAGATCCCGAGGCCACTCAAAGCCGTGGAAATCGGCAGATCACGAAGCCGAATGCGCCATGTCCGGCTTCCGATTCGGTGGGTATCGCCGTGCCATGGAGCGGATCTACCAGGAGCAACCCTGGCTCGTTCACATCATTCCTGGCGAGGTCTCCATGTTCCACATACCGAAGATGCCGAAGCGGAGCATGTCCTTCTGCGCGGTATGCAGATACGGCCGCGAGATCCGGTATCACGCCAAGGAACGATGGCTTCGAGTCGGAAGCAGAATGTGCCGAGAGTACTCGTTTCTGTGGCCAGCGAAGGATGGCAGAAAGAAGATCGTCACGATGCGGGCGACCTTCTCCATCGCGAGGAATTTCACTCGATTCCGGGGGTGGAGGGAACGGTTCAAGAAGCGCCGTGCGCAGTTCCTTTGGACGACGAAGCGAGCGATGATCCTGAGCCAGGTCGCCCCCTTCGAGATTGACGGAAGGCTTGTAACGTGCTATGACATTTTGGCCTGCAAGACCTGTCATCACCAGATCATGATCACCCGGTTGGCCGAGGATGGCAGGTTAGCGGAGTATATCTGGGTGCGCCCCCTGCATGCGTTTGCGGCCGTGAGGTTCGCAATCCGGCAGGCGATAAAGACGGCGCGGCTTGAACGCCTGGAACAGGCCCTTCGAGCCGCGGATGGCACATCACTCCATGTGGAGACACCCAGATGGGTAAAAGAGCTAACTCCGCAGCGATTCCTGTTGACGTAGGGAAGTCCGAAGCGCCGACTACCGCTCCCGTGGAGGATCAACTCGCCAAGGAGTGGCAGGACAGAATCAACTCATTCACCACCTGGAAGGCCGACAAGAAGAACTTCGATGCGAAGGGCAACGACGAATTCGAGAGGTACTACGAATCCCGGCCATTCGACACGGCCGTAAAGCGCGACGAGCCGTGGTTCAACTTCGCCGCCGCATACGTCGATGTCATCGCCAGTTCCATCGACAAGGCCCTGCCCACCCCGAATCCCGTCCCGAGATTGCGCCAGTGGCAGGAAGCCGCCGACGCCATGAAGACCGTGCTTCAGTACGTCATGGTCGAGGCTGGCATGGGGCCGGAAGTCAGCGCGGCCTTGACCGACGCCCTGATTCGAGACGACGGCGGGATCGTCAAAATCGGCTACTCCAGCGAATTCGGCGTGAGCGATAAGAGCAAGGAGGCCAGGGGCAATCGCGAGGGCAAGGAAAAGGGCGAGACCGTCGAGTACGACGAGTATGTTTCCAAGGAGAATCCCTTTATCACCCGCTGGCCTATGGAGGACTTCTATCATGACACGAACGTGACGGACCTCCACAAGGGCAGGTGGATAGCATTCCGATTCTGGCGGAGCATCCAGGACATCATTGACGACCCGGCCTACGACAGGAACATGGTGGCGCAACTGGAAGCCGAGTCAACGAACTTCACCAGCGCCACCGGCAAGGATAAACAGAAGGAACTCTACGAGGTCTGGGACAAGAAGACAGGGACAGTTTTCGTCCTGTGCCTGCATCCACTTGGGTTCATGATCCGACCGAAGCCATGGCCGTATGACTGCGATGGATTCCCAGTGGAACACCTGTTGTTCTTCAAGCGGCGACGGGGTATGTATGGCATGTCGCCAATGAGGGCGTGGATGCCCACTCTCAAGGCCATGTGCGATATTCTGGGCAACTACGTGGCGAAGTCCCGCCGCACCGTTCCCAAGACGATTGTGTTCCAGGACGCATTCGACGCGAAGGAACGGAAGAACATCGAGTCCAGGGAGCAGAGCTTCGTATTCTCGAAGCTACCGCCAACCGAAGCCGTTGCGCCATTCCCGATCCCGCCTATGCCAACGGACGAACGATTCGTCGTGGACCTCTTCTGGCAGATCCTGCGGTTTGTTGCCGGAGTATCCGAGCAGCAGGCCGGAGTGCAGGCCCAAGGCGACGAGACGGCTACAAGCGTCATTGCCAGGCAGCAGTTCAGCATGTCCCGGATTGGGCGCATGCGGAGGATCTTCGAGCTATTCTGGGGACGCATTCTGCGCAAGGTATCACTCGTGGTGAAGCAGAAGTACCCCGAATCGAAGATGATCCCAATCCTCGGGGACGACGAACAGCCCATCGACTGGATGGAATGGTCTGCGGAGTACAGGAATGCGGAATTCGACTTGATCCGAATCGATGTGAACTCCACCGCCCCAATGGACGAGATCGCACAACAGCAGATGTTCACGCAGATCGCCCAGTCCGTGCCTGCCCTCATGCTGCAACTCACGCAAGCGCAGATGGCCTTCGAGCAACTTGGCGTGGAGTTCGACTCGAAGGAAATGGCAAGACAGTTCCTGCGAGTCTTCCCGCAGATCCAGGGGTGGAATAGGATCTTCCCGGATGTTTACGCCAGCCAGGACCCGGACTGGGAAAACAACGTGATCATCCACGGGGGGACGGTGCGGGTACTCGAAGGGGACAATCACAAGAAGCACATCCGGTTGCACCTGCGAGGACGCCAGGACGTGGAAATGGGCGGGACGGAACTGCAAGGCTTGGCTGTGGATGCGGCCTTGCAGGGGTTCGACGCCCATATCATGGAGCATCAGGCGAACCTGGCTGCGGAGACCCCGCAAGACCCGAATTTCGGGTTTATGACCGGCTCCCCACCAGCCCCGGAGGGGATGCCTCAGACTACATCCACGGGCGGGAGAGCCAATGCCATGGTAGGCCAGAGCATACAGCAGTCCCCGGAACGCGGCCCGGGGGCAGCTACAACGAACCTGAATCTCGCCGCAAGTGGGATGATGGGGTAACATGCCGAACTACGAGTACAGGTGCGACGAGTGCGGTAGAGAAGAGGTCCTTCTGGTCAATTCCGCGGACAGGAGCGGGCAGACATGCGGGTGCGGAGGAAAACTCCGAATCGTCTTCAAGACCGCACCATTCGGTATCATTCGACCAGAAGGGTACGCCCCGCCACCCGAGCCGAAGCAGACGACGAAGAAGAAAGGCGGATACATCCGCACCAAGGATGGCGTGATCCCAACCGAGCGTGACGCAAGGGAAATGCTCATGCGCCGGAACCAGGCCCCGATGAACCGGGAACTCTTCGCCCCACCGAAAACACGAAGCCAGGAGATTACAGCCAGAAACATCCGAAAACGCATGGATGAAGCGTATACTAAACTCTTCCGGCATGAGGTAAGAGCATGAGATCGTTGACAACCGACGATAAATCTGCTATGTAAACGCGCAGGAGGTGTGCATGTCTTGGGATACTACGGTACGGAACTCGGCAAAATGGACGGCGGACGGAAAATACTATACGTTCGACAATTCCGTCGTCGTTTCATCCAACACCAAGGCCAACGAGTACCACGGGTCAAGCGACAATTCCGGCTGGGACACCATCTACGACGCATCCCAGACGGCAATTCCCCCAATCGGGAACGCAGACGCCGGGGACGTTCCCTTCTTCTTCATCTTCCGGGGCATCTCGGGGAGCAGCGTCTACCTGAAGATCACCGACTCGGCCGGGGGGGTGCATTACCTCACGGTGAATCAGGGACACGCTCTGCAACTGACCTCCGACAAGTTTGGGGGTACGACTGCGACGACGATAGAGCAGATTGACGTGCAGAGCACGTCTGCCACGGATGCAGTTTACTCCTACGTGATTCAGCACGACTGAGCCGCTTGACAACTTGAAGTTCGCCTGCCGACTGATCATCGCAGGCTTAGCGCCAAAAATGAACGGCGTACGGGTGCGCACCCCCGTACGCCGTTTTTTTTGGCCATTGATTTTCCAGGCCCCGGATGGATGCGCCGGACAAGCCGTAGGGTTCTGCATCCCAACTTGTGTGTGAGGTTTTTTTATGAGCGCGGAAGCCACCGTTCCCGCAACTGGACAAGCGGAAGGCGCGACCCCTGCCGAGACAGGACAGCCCGTAGCCACGCCCCAGGCGGAGACGCAGACTCAGGCTCCACGGGGACAAACCGCCCCGGAGGGACAAAATTCCGACGTGGCGGCAAAGCTGGCTAAGGCGGAGAAAGACTACGCCGAATTGAGGTCAGCATTCAACCAACGGGACGAAGAGATTCGGTTCCTTCGAGACAAGAGCAAATTCGTTGACGAACACCCGGAACTTGGGCCTGCCTTCCTGCGGGCTCTGGAACTTGGTGGCCAACCGGAAACGCCAGCGGAAACACCCCCGTCTACACCGCCCAAGGAAGCAAACGGAACGGGGCAGGTAGACATTGACGAGGTAATCGCCTCTGGCCTATCCGATGGCATTCTCGACCCCAGGAAGGGTGCCGCCGCTTTGAAGCAGGCCATCTCCACGGCGATTGCGCAGGAGGTCGGCCGCGTACGAGCGGAATTCCAAGCCGAAGTGACCCCGTTCAAACAACGGGAGTACTTCCAGGCTTGGGAGACCGCATCGAAGCGGTATGAGGACATTGGTATCCCATTGAGCCGCGACACGAAGGAAGGGCAGGCAAACCTGATGAAGGTCAGGCAAGCCCACTTCCGCGTCTGTGATTCGATGGGCATCCCGAGAGAGACCGTCCTCGACCCGAACATGGTTCTGCGAGAAGCGTTCTTCGATGAAGCCATGGTTCTTGCTGGCAAGAAAGCTCTGACGACTGAGAAGGAACGGATCAAGACGAACAAGTCATCCCAGGTTGTTACATCCCCAGGAGCACCAGGAGTGGAGGGTCCCGCGCAGCGTGGTATCCGCGCCCGAGGGGCGCAGGTAGCGCGCGAACTAGGCATCTCATAAGGAGATAAGCCTTGGCGGATAATACCCAAACCAAGATTTGGGATACCTTTGCGACTACTACACTCGACTCGTGGCTGTCAAAGGATCTCATTGACGAACTCGTGCTGGCACATCCATTCCTCGCCTGGCTGTGGGGACTGGACGAAGGGGAGAAGACAATTCTCCCGAGCGACATCCCACCCGAACTGATCGAGGAGAAGACCTCGATCAAATACGACACCGGCAACCAGATCGTCGTTCCGCTTCGGAATTCGCGGATCGGGAACATCAAGTGGATCACGCGCACGGAGCGCATGAGCACTGCCGTCCCGAACCCGGCTTCCGTGGCGATCTTCGACTGGTCACTCCTCGGCGCTCCGCTTACCGTGTCCCTCGTGGACGTGGCGAGGAACGAAGGCGCGCAGAGGATGAACTACGTCCAGAACCTCGCCGAGATCCTCAAGACGGACATGCTTGAGGTCCTGGCGAACTCCGTGTTCTCGGACGGGACTGGGGATGGTGGACTGGAAATGCTCGGCCTTCAGGCCATCGCGGAGAACACGCCTACGTCAACGCTGGGCGGGATCGACCGCTCTGCCGCTGGTAACGACTACTGGAAGAACCAGACGAAGGACAACGGCGGTGGTGCGATGACCCTGGCCAACGTAAAGTCCATCTTCCAGTTGTGCCGTCTTGGCAAAGCCGCCCCGACGTTCATCGTTGGCGACAACGCGGCCTGGCTGAAGTACTCGGACCTCGTTGAAGCGGCTCTCACAAAGCAGATCCAGCACAACGAGAAGTTCGCGAAGTACGGCTTCCAGCACTTCCTCTACAACCAGGCTGTCGTCGTCGATGATCCAGCTTGCCCGGTCGGCCAGACCTACTTCCTCACGAAGAAGGCTGTGACGCTGTACATCGACCCGCGCTTCAACTTCACGGCGCTGCCGTGGGTGCAGGCTGAGGCTGGCACTACGAAGAGCCGCCTCCTCCTGTTGGCCTGCCAGTTGGTTCCGACGGAACCGCGGCGCATCGGCGTCCTCTACAATCAGAGCAACTAACCAGACAGAAAGGAACGGTGTATGGCCTCTCAAACTTCTCATTCGGAAGGTTCATTTTTCCCGACTGACTTCGGCATTTTCGAGACGATTCCGAACACGCTGGCTCGCCGGACACCCCGGATTGGGGAGCAGTGCTTTGCGTCGTCTTCAGAGCGAAGGTTCCTCTGCTGCCAGGCTGGCGCAGTGGCTCTCGTTGCTGGCAAACTGGTCGTCGCCGCTGACGTGGTGGCGAACCATCGGAGTCTGGCCGTTCAAGCCGCGGCGAACAAGGGCGACAAGACCATCAAGGTCACCCTTGGAGCGACCGCCTTTACGAGCGGCCAATATGCTGGAGCGTATATTCATTTCATTACCGGAACCGGGGCGGGAATGAGCCCGTTGCGCGTCCTATCCCATACCGTGACGGCCGCTACTGGCGTGGCGACGATCAAGTTGATGGACGGCCTCCCGGCTGCCATTGACACGACGACGCGCGTCACGTTCCGGTACGCTCCTGGGAAGGCGGTGGTGATCTCTATCACGGACGGTGCGGATCTCGCTATTGGAGTTCCGCTTGTGGCCGTCGCCGCGAACTACTACTTCTGGGCGCTGACGCGGGGCATTGGCTCCGTCCTGGTGGACCAGACGTGGAGTCGCGGGCAGGTGCTCACCATCGGATCGGGCACGGCGGGAGGCCTCATGCCTCGCGCCGGGTACACACAACAGGTGGTTGCAACGGCGGATGACGCCGGGGCGATTGGCTCGTACAGCCCGGTCATGCTCACGTTGTGATTGCGGACGGCCCGGTAGGTCCCGGGTCTACAACTAGGGGAGGGAGGCAGTCAGATCATCATCAGATTCAACGCCTCCCTCCCCGCCTTATACTCTAACGAGACGAGACGAGCATGTTCACCTGGAACAAGTATCAGAATGGTTCAGACGGCCCGTTCAGTTCAGTGAGGCACGGCAAGGGCTTCTCGATGATCGCCAAGTTCACGAATCTGGCGGACACCTATGCCCTTCTCACGGAAAACAGCTACGTCGCCATGGCCGCGGTTGGGACAGTGGAATGCCTGTCCGCCCATGCAGCCGATACCGCAGCCAATGGGCATTACGTGACGGTCCACTACGTTGACCGCGAGGGCATGATCGGGCAACAGGAAGTCGGTTTGAATGGTGCGTCTGCGGTGGAACTCACCAGCAGTATTGGCCACATCTTCGCCGCCTCCCTGCGCAAGAAATCCAACGGGAACATCACCGTTCGTGAGAAGAGTGGGGTCGGCACGCTGACGATCACTGCGGGTCGGCTGGAAACGCAGATCCTGCACGTCTACGGCGGGAAGGACTACCCCGAGAGTTCCAGACTGGCGACCTGTATTACCTTCTTCGAGGTGGCACTGTCTACGACGGACGACGACGTGACCGTGGAGATTCGCGAGTACCCCGAGAGCGCGCCGAACTCGAACACGATCATGGGGATTCGAGACATCACGCAGGGGTATGCGATCCGGGATCAATTCACGACGAACAAGACGGCCGAGATTGTTGGGTACTCGACGCCGTGCTGCGGCATACCGATCCAGTGCAATCCTGGGAGTTACGTGGCCGTCATTGCAAAGAGTGCGGCTGGTACCGCGGACGGCATCGTTCGAGTCAAGGGTTTTGCTGAAGGCTAAAGGGAGCAATTATGTCAGGCAACTACCTCGACCCATCTTGGAACAACTTCTGGCCATCGGCCAAGCATGCGCGAGCCCCTTTGGGTAAGCCGGAGCCACGTGCGCCTGTCACCGGGGCATCTCTCCGAACGCATCGGCAGAGGGATCAGGGAGACCAACCTGTGTCCAAACCTGCCAACGCCGTTCCGCCCCCACAAAGGCGCAACTTCACTCCGAGCGAAACGCACGTGAAGAGTGGCCCGTCTCACGTTGAGCCGAGACCGCCCCCGATGCCACCTCCGCTGGCCAAGAACTACATGAAGCAACGGCGTATCGAGCAGGCGGCTATCGCAGACCCAAACTTCGCCGCACCTATGCCCGACGACGAAGGCGCGGCGGCGAAGCAGGAGGAGATGTCCAAGGCATTGGAGGCCCTGTCAGAAAAGGGACAGGTTCATGCGCAGGAACAGATCGCCAGAAGGCGTGGACGGCCACCAACCAAGGCACTGACTGAGGCCAAGGCATGACCGCACAAGAGATCATCACCGCAGCCAAGACCATCCTGACGATCCCCGGAACAGGGACAGACACGAAGCTCCTTGTCTTCCTCAACCGGGCGTATCACCACATCGAGCACATCAGGCCGTGGAGTTGGCTCGCGATGACCGGGGTAGTCAGCACGCAGAATAAGGTGCGGCAGTACCCGCTCGTCGGTGATGGCACGTATTGGGTGCGGCCGAACAGCCTAAGCAACGTCAGAATCGAAGCCCATACAGTCACCCTCGAATCCGTGTCAAAGGAACAGGCTACGGTATGGTATCCAGACGGGAAGACTGGCTTCCCGGCCATGTACTCCGCGAGCGGATTCGATAAGGACGAAGACAACGCCATTGTCATGAAAATCTACCCCGTGCCGGATGGCGTGTATCAAGTCGAATTCGAGTTCATAAAGGGGCTCTCCGATCTCGCCCTGACCGACACGCCGCAGATGCCGTACATCCTGCACGAGCTACTCTTGAACTGCTTAATCTGGATGTATGCCTCGGGTAGCGACCAGAACAAGGCGCTGGGGATCACGTGGCAGGGGATCTATCAGGCCGGGCTGAAGGACGCCATGGACTCCGACGAATGGCCCTTGGAGACTACCGTGTTGTATGGGGCGAAGGGCGCGGTGGCTGGCTTCCCGGGTATTGCCCCTGGGATTCAAGGATATTCGACGATTCTGGGAGACTCTGACTACTAGGAATGAGCCGTGTATGTTCGGGTACCGATATCCTGTGTGGGTGGGCTGAATGATGCCATCGAGGGCACGGAGATCCAGCCTACGCAGTTGCAGGTATGCCAGAACATCGACTTCAGCAGGTATCGGCGCGGCGCGACGAGACGTGGGATACAGAAGTGGAACACGAGCAGGTTTAAGAGCGCCGGGACTCCACTCAGGGTCCTCGGATTCGACCACTTCGCTACAGCGGTTGGGGTCTACAAAGACATCTTCGTCGGCCTGCCATCGGGCGGTAGCGAGATCCTGTATGACGTGGCTAGCGGAGTAGCTACGCCAGTAACGTGGGATAGCAACCTGACGGCAGGGACGCTAGGATACCCGTACAGTTTCATTCGCATTCGCAACAGGATCATCGCGACAAACGGGGACATGCACCCATGGAGTTGGGGCGGGACTGGGAATGCACAGAGGGTCGGCGTTGAAGCTCCAGCCGCAGCGTGCGTCGGAGCAACTGGCGCGGCAGGTTTACTGAATGGCACATACAAGTTTGTCTACGTTTTCGTAGACGGCAATGCCAACGTGATTGGCGCTGCGAGTGCCGCGAGTAATACCGTCACCGCAACGGATCAACAGATTCAACTTACCGGCGTCACGGTGAGTACCAACCCGCGCGTGACGAAGCGGTACATCTACAGGACGGATGGAAGCGGGACTGCCCCGTACTACTACGACGGGGCGATCAACAACACTGAGACCACGTACACCACGAACGTCGCGGATTACTCCCTCGGGGATCAACTCGTCGAGGGAGGCCAACCCCCGAAGGCGAGGTTCATCATCGCCAAGGATGGGGTGGCCTACTACATCTGCCAGCCGAGTGGGTCTGGGTACTTGACCGTCTACTACTCGAATGCCCTGAAGCCGGAGGAAGTCCCAAGCTCCAATTACCTCGAATTCGAAACGGGGGATGGCGAGCCGATCCTCGCAGCCTACGTCGCCTTCAACCAGATCATTCTCGTCAAGCAGAGCACCATCATTCACCTGACGACTCAGGTAACAGACGCCGGGATCTCGTATCAGATCCAGACCGTGAGTAGCGAGCAGGGATGCGGGTGGGCATACGCGCTGGCACAGATGGAACAGTTTGCGGTCATGGGTGGGCAGGCTGGCCCTGTCTCCTACGACGTGAATCAGATTCAGCGCATTGCCGATGACGATGGCGTGTTCCCCGCGCAGGGGACGTGGGATGCCATTGGAAACCCGGATGGCACGGTGGCCGGAAACTGGGGCAAGGAAGTCCGGGCATGGCACTGGCGCGACAGGCGACAGATATGGTTCAGCTACATGAGTACGGCTGGCCTCACGGGGAACGATAAGACCCTCGTGTGGAACTACGGTATGCCAGGAGCGCCGTGGAGCAAGTACACGTTCGGGTTCGATTGCGCCGGGTATTGGCGGCAGAACTTCTCGAACAAGAAGACCTTCCTCATCACGAGCCGAGACTACAACGGGTGGTTCTTCAAGCCAGACAATGGGTACGTAGACAGGCATACGGGCTCGGGCACGATGACCGGCACAGCTACGGCAGGAGCAGCGACGACCCTGACGGACGGTGCGGCGGCATTCTACACGACCGGGGAAGGCTTGATCGGTTGCACCATCTGGGTGAAGGACGCTACAGACGGCACGACGACTCAGGAGGCCGTCATCACGGCCAACACAGGGACGCAGATTACCGTAGCAGCTTGGCCTACATTCACGCCAGCGGCAGGGGACACCTATGCCATTGGCAGTATCGAAACGAAGATCAAGACGGGGCGGCTCGATCCACAAGTGCTTGGTCAGGTGATCGCCAACCCGGACCAGGTAACGAAGCAGGCGAGGCAACTCAGGATCCGCACGAGGGACATAAGCGCGGCTGAAGGAGCAACGCTCAAGAACGCCGACATCAACATGTACGCGGACGGAAGTGGGAGTGCCGTGGTGACAACGACAGCGGACCTATCGAGCGAGGACGTGATTGCGAATCTGGACAATGCTAGCGCAGCGGGATATGACTTCGCGCTTCAGATGGCATTCCGATCCGTGAATGGCGGGAAACAGATCATCAGCCTTGAACTTGGCCTCGACGTGCTCGGGGCAGGGAGGATGGACAATGCCTAATGGCGTGCCATCCCAAGCCATACCGAGTCTCTGCTTCAAGCCCAATGACCGGGCAGGGTCAATCAATCAGCAGAACCTGTTGAACTACCAGTTGACCGGACTGACCGGGGACCTTCCCAGTTTCCCTCAGTGGCCTGCAATAGGTGGGAGCTACATCCAGCTTGGCCCGACGAGTCCATACCCGAATGATGACAAGGACAAGATCGTCGTTGATCCTGGGTCATGGACGATCAACATCATCCAAGCTCCAAGGCCGGGACGTGAGGCGAAGGAAATCCCGCTTGGGGTGTACATGTGCAAGGTCCTTTCCGGCGCTGGCCCTTATGTCGTGCAGAGGTGCAATCAGGCCGGGGATTTGAGGGGGAGTAAGACGGTAACGGCAGAGGACCCCATGGGGACGAGCCCGGCAGTTGGAGACATAGTCATTGTGGCCGGGTCTCGAGACCCAGTGACGAGGAAAGCGATAGCTTACATCGTCGGCAAGGAAGGCGGCAGTGGTGGTGGGACGACGGTGAAGGTGAGCGCGGATGACACCACGGCTGATTACCTCGAAAACAAGATGTCAGCTACCGAAGGGGTTCAAGCTGATGTGTTGGCTCCAGGCGGTGACGAGACGTTGCGGCTCAGGGCGGACGTGAATGGATTGGCGGCAAAAGTGCCGTCAACCGCGGACTACGCCCTGATCTATGATGTTGCAGGAGCCGCGCACAAGAAGGCACTTATCAATAACTGGCCGAGCGTATCTTTACCCGAAGGCGGCACGCAGGCGCAGGTCCTTCAAAAAAACGCTGCGCTGGCGAACGTCTGGGATTATGTGAGGAGCATCTAATGGCTTGGGGAGAAGACCCGGATGCCCCTGGAACGTTTTATACTTCGTGGCCATTGACACCGGCCACCCTTCCGGCAAAGGGAGTGCAGGACTACAGGATCTGGAAGGAACTCCAATCTGCCCTTAACGAACGTGAAGCCATCGTGACGAGAGGGGCGACCGCGATAGAAGGGTCTGTGCCAGGAGACAGGTTATTTCGTGCCGCGCACATTAACGCTATTCAGGGTCTGGTCGAAACCGTGATACCCAAGTTCGTCAATCACACCGACAGCGGCGGAAACTGGGATGGTGCAAGTTATGCGAATTTTGCACCAGTCTGGACATTCGCCGCCGCGTGCGCCGCGGCTGGTATAGGAGATGGCACGACATGGACAAGGAAGGCTGGAGTGCCAGGAGCGATTACTACAGCCTATGGCCGAATGCAGCAGTTGGACTACGCGGCATTGATCGTTAACGGGAGTTTGGAACTGGTGCCGTGGATTAACGAGTTGTATCTGGCGTTGAATCTCTGCGTCTGGATCAAACTACAGGCTCCGAGCGTAGCGACTGGGGAAGTCAACGATTTGGCGACTCATAGTAGCCAGCACGCATCGCCGCCTTATCCGGTGGCCGACGACGCATGGAATGCAGCGGCTACATTATGGGCGACAGGACCATGGAATCATCCGAGGACGGACAGGGGCGCGTCCCGGTGGGGGCTGCTCTACAGGAATTTTGCCGGGACCTATGAGGCTAACATGTACGGCTTTCGGTCGTTGTCGGAGGCGGATACAGGGTCCCTTCTGACGAAGGACGTTGACTGGTACGGGTTCGTCCAGCCTTACGGCACGAACTACGCCGGGGACCCGCATACGAAGGAATGGAACTCGGACGGCTGGCCTGTGGCCGTTGCAGAGTCTACGTGGTCTAGGTGGTCGCAGGACACGGGGCTGGCGACGCAGGTTGTGACGAGTGGCAGGATCGGAGATGTGTCCGACATCCCACCTAGGCCGTCCACGCCGCTGGTGAACCGGACATCGGTATTCGCTGGGTGGTATGTGGACGAGAATCTGGCGAGTAGTGATTTTCGGGCGGTGGTCAAGTTCAATGTTGCGGGTGGGTTCAACCGATACTGAGATGAGGTGACTTATGGCATGGTTTCCGAACGATCTCTGGCGACAACCGACGCTTCAGAGGCAGCCGAGGCAAGGCGGCCTGGAGACTGGCTGGGGTGGCCAGGTTTCACGGGGCGGGTCATTCGGTACTGTGAATAAGCCCACAAAGAAGACCTACATCCAGGAAGTCCAAGACTCGCTCAGGAAGGCACAGCAACAAGCGCAG